TGACTGAAGGCTTCAAGCGGGAGGAGGTCGATCATGAGAATGGCGTTAGGCACGACAACAGATGGGTAAACATTCGCTCTGTTAGTAGAGCTGAAAACAGCAGAAACAGAAAAGTTAGGTCTGATAGCGGCACTGGCATTTGCGGTGTTAGCTTCAGAAAAGATAACAACAAGTGGCGAGCAAAGATAACTCACGAAGGTAAGCGTATCAGCCTTGGTCAGTTTGACACTCAAGAAGAAGCGGTTCACGCTAGATTGGAGGCAGAGAAACAATATGGCTACCACGAGAATCACGGAAGGGTGAGCTAATGCAAAGAGAAATCCCATTAGCGGCCAATACTTCAGAACAGGATATATCAGGCAATGAGTTGCTTGTAAACGTGTATCCTCGCGCCTCTACTGGCGGTAAGTATCCATTCAACTTAATCAATACTCCAGGGCTCGCATTCTTTTGCGAGCTTCCTACGTTCCCGGTGCTTGGCCTTCACAACAACAAAGGCAGAGTGTTTGCCGTTACACCCTCAAAAATGTACGAGATATTTAAGAACGGAACATTTAAAGAGTTAGGTGATGTCGATCTTAAGGGCCGGGTTGTCATGGAGGACAACGGCATTCAGGTTGTCGTGGTTGATGGATTTAAAGGGTTCTACTATGACGCTAAAACAAAGGAAGTGAAGCAGATAACACATAAAGCCTTCTATCCGGCCTCAACAGTTACCTATCAAGATGGTTACTTTTTATTTGATCGAAAAGGAACAGGGCAATTCTTTATATCTGAGCTGCTTGATGTTGACTTTGATCCTTTAGACTTTGCCACGGCTGAAGGTCAGCCTGACAACCTGGTTGCAATACTAAGTGACCACCGTGAAATATTTTTATTTGGCACCGAGACAATTGAGGTTTGGTATAACTCCGGCGCTTCAGACTTTCCTTTTGAGAGAAACCAGGGTGCATTCATTGAGAAAGGCTGTGGGGCTCGCTACTCTGTAGCAAAGCAGAATAACACTGTTTACTTTATTGGCTCTGACTTGATGGTCTATCAAATGACTGGCTACACTCCGGTAAGGATAAGCACTCACGCAGTAGAAAAGACACTTAAAGATGTTGACCTAAGTGATGCTTTTGCCTACACGTACCAGGATGAAGGCCATTTGTTCTACGTTCTAACTATTCCAAGTCGAGATATTACCTGGTGTTATGATATTTCAACTGGGGCCTGGCATGTTCGTCAGTCTTATCAGTTTGGCCGCCACCAGTCTAACAATGCGATATTTTTTGACTCAAAAACTTTGGTTGGTGATTTTCAGAACGGTCGAATCTATCAAATGGCTGGCAACTTCTACACCGATGACGGAGAGCCTGTTATTCGTGAATTTGTTTTGCCTACCGTTAACAATGGTCGAGAGTTCTTAACCGTTGATAGCTTAGAGTTTGATATGGGCACTGGTGTCGGCCTTATTCGTGGTCAAGGTGATGATCCAGAGTTGCGAGTGTACTTCTCAAAAGATTCAGGCAAGACATACAGCGAAAGCTTTAAACGTGGTCGAATTGGGAAGGTTGGCGAATACTTAACAAGGGCAAAGGTTAACCGCTTTGGTGCGGCCAGGCAGTTCACCTTTAAAGTCGAAATATCAGACCCGATACCGATTGATATTGGTGGTGCGTGGGTTGAGGTTCGCTAATGGCTGATAATAAAACTGAAAACCTAGTATCAAAACCGCCTCTTCAGGTTAAGCTTATTGATCAGAATGGTCTGATGAATCGCGCCTGGTCGGTTTGGTTTCGAGATCTTTATCGCCGTGTTGCCTACAAAGGTGGTAATGCTATTGACGATAACATTGAAGATATTGACGATCTTATCGCTGCGGTTGAAGCTAACATTATTGCCATTACAGCCAACAAAGAAGCGATTGAAGAAAGCGCATTAGCTATTGCTAAGAATGCTGAAGATATTGCTACTAACTCAGAGGCTATTGTTCAAAATGCTTTGGCAATAGCAGAGAACACAACAAACATAGAAGCAAACGCACAAGCAATAGTTTTACTTGCTAATAGTCTCGACACTCACGTTAACGCAAGCCAGGCTCACAATTCTAACGGTGATATAGTTGGTTTTAATGATACAGCTACTGAATCAACGGTTGGCCTTGTTGCTAGAATGTCCTCAATAGCTGACGCAGTAGAGACAACGGTTGATATTACCACTGCTGATATTGGTGCGGCCCCTGCAACTTACGATCAGGCTTATACTCAATCAGTAACCGATTTAACAAACGAAAATAAAGAGGCAATAAATCAACTGGCTTCAGACCTTAACGATGCTATTGCAGTTCTTAATAACTTACTGGCAGAAAGCAAGACTTCAGGCCAGATGACAACACCATAGGGATAACATGAACGAGACAAACACAAAGCTGGAAGAATCACGCTCATTGGCAATTGTTGCGGCTGTATCTTCAATTGATATTGCTGAACGTCGCGGAAAGATTAACGCACTTGAACAGGCTATGCTTCAGGAAGAACAAGTTCCAATTGATGTTAACCACCGTTTTAATGGCGGCATCTATGCGCGTGAAATCACAATTCCTAAAGGCACCTTGTTAACTGGTCGTATCCATAAGTTTGACCACTTCGACATTATGCTTAGTGGTGATATTTCGGTTTCAACCGACACCGGGGAGGTGAAGCGCCTGACCGGGCTTAACATCATGGAAGGAAAAGCTGGGAAGAAACGAGCCGGATACGCTCACGAAGATACCCACTGGATCACCTTCCATTGTGCAGAAGAGCGCAATCCAGAAGAAATGTATGAGTTTCTAACGTGTGGCTCCTTTGAAGAGCTGGAAGAGTTTAACTATCTACTTGAGCAGGCAATGAAGCAGATTGAGCATGATGAGAAGGTATTAACCGATCACGCTCAAGCTTTGTCTGATAGCTCTAAGGGGGAATCATGTCAGTAGTTGCGGCGGCTGTTGTAGGCTCTGCTGTTGTTGGGGCTTATTCGGCAAATAAAGCATCAAAGGCTCAGCAAAAGTCCGCTCAGCAAGGAATGGAAGCGGAAGAGCGTATTGCAGCAGAAAACCGAGAGCTTCAACGTGAGCTTGTAGATCAGCAGCGTGAAGACTTTGCGCCTTGGCGTGACATAGGCCAAAAGGCATTAGATCAGATCTGGTCTGGTGTTCAGTCTGGTGAGTTTGAAGTTGGCGACATTGATGTAACCAAAGACCCCGGCTATCAGTTCCGCATGGATCAAGGTATTGAGGCGCTTGATAAGTCTGCCGCTGCCCGTGGTCGATTGTTAAGCGGCGCTCAACAAAAAGGGCTTACAGATTATGCTCAAGGCGTTGCAAGTCAGGAGTATGCCAACGCTTACGCCCGTGAAGCCAATGAGAAGGCGCGGAGATATAACATACTGTCAAACCTTTCTTCAGGTGGTCAGGCTTCCGCTGCTGGTCAGGCTCAGGCAACAGGACAGCTCGCCCAAAGTGAGGGGAATATTCTTGCCAACCTTGGCCGTAGCCAGAATATAACTCAACAAAACATTGGCTCTGCCCGTGCTGGCGCTTATCAAGGCACGGCTCAGGCTGTTAACCAAGCGGCTCAAAACTGGCTGCTGTATAAGAACTTAGGAGCAGGAGCAGCATAATGGCAGCTAATCAATTTGGTATCGACTTGGCCGATCTTTATCGGACTACGGCGGCGGTTAAGGGCGCTCGAACTCGCAACCGCCTTTCAGATCTTCAGCTTCAAGAGACTGAGCGAGAGATTGCAGAGCGGCCAGAGCGTGAGCGAAAGGCTCAAGAGCGTCAAAACATGCTTACCGGGTTACGCCAACAAGCTGTTGCTGGTGATCAGAATGCCGCGCAACAGTTGCTTGCTCTTGATCCTGAAGGTGGTGCGACTTTCATTGATGCCGTTGGCAAGATGGACACTCGAAAGCGTGAGGCCGCTCAGCGCAGCGTTGATGAAATGGGCCAGCTATCTGCTTATGTTCTTCAGGGTAAGACACCAGAAGAGCAGCAGCGCCGCTATCAGCTCATGTATCAGGGTGTTTCACCTGAAGTGCAGGCTAAACTTCCTGAGCAATACGACCCTCAGTTTATGGAGCTATCACTGTCTAAGGCTATGGCAATGGACAAGATCCTTGAGAACCCTAAAGCTATTCAAGTTGGTGGTGAAGATGTGGTTTATAAGGGTGGTCGAGAAGTTGAGCGAGCTACGCGCCCGGTTAAGGCTTCCGGATCTGGTACTGGCGAAGCAGGTGGAATCAAAAGCGCAGATGAAAGTTTTCTATACCGCTTATCCGGTGGACTGTTTGATGCTGTATTTGATCAGCAAGGTAACATTACCAATCTTGACCCAATGACGCGCAGCAAGGTTCAGGCAATTACAGATCGCGCCTCAGAGCTTTTGTCTGAAGGTGGAATTACCAGAGCAAGAGCGGTAACTCAGGCGGCTGAAGAATTTGGTGTTAAAATACCCAAAGGAACAAAAGTAGATGAAAGCGATCCCTTGGGAATCCGCTAAACCAAAGCCCTTTAATTAGGGCTTTAATACAGGAGAGCCGCCGTGAGCGAGTTCATAAAAAGCTTCAGAGAACAAAACCCTCAATACAATGATATGGCTGACGATCAGCTAGTCACTGCGCTTCACAATAAATACTATTCAGATATTCCAGTAGAACAGTTTAATCAAAAAATTGGTTTTCAAGTTGCACCGATTGACACGGTTGTTAGTGAACCAGTGGCAGGGCAAGAACCTGGTTTAATCGCACAACCAAGACCGCAAGAGCCAGTTGCCCCTATGACTGGTTACGGCGCATCTTCAGATATTCCAATTCAACAACAAGAACCAATCCCACAGCAACAACCTGTTGACGGTTTTACTGGTGCGGCAATGAAAGCGCCTGAAGAACAAAGTATGTTAGAGCTCGTTAGTAGCAAGCTTAAAAACTGGGGCGCTGGCGCTGGTGAGCGAGCTGGTGACGTTGGTGGCGCATTGCTTAGCACTATTCAAACAGTCGGTGAAGGCATTGAACAGAAGTTACCTATGGGCGGTTTTGTTTGGGAAGATGGCGATATTATTCCTTCATACAAATCACCTGAAGAATGGGCGCAAACTGACGCTGAACCAATCTTAAATAAAGGCGCTGAAGTTCTTAAAGGCGTGGATCTTGGCTATCAAGAGCAAGTTGGTTGGGAAGACGTTAAAAAGTCATTCTCTGAAGGCGGTCCGTTATCCGGTAGCGCTTATGCTGATGTTCTTGAGTATGGTATTGAACAGGGTGTTAAATCGGTGCCTGATATGGTTGCGGCTATCTATGCCTTGCCAACGTACATCTTTGCGCGTTCTGGCGAGATAGGCGAACAGAGAGCGCAGAATAAGGGCAAGGAAAAGGCTGAGCTTGAAGATGTACTTGAAGCGGCCCCTTTTGCTGTTGCATCTTCATTGCTTGAGCGTATCGGTGCTAAAGGCATTACCCAGGCTGGCAAAGAAGAGATCGGAAAAGAGATCTTGAAAGCTGGCATCAAAGAATCAACTAAGCGTGTTGCCAAAGCTGGCGGTAAAGCGTTAACCAAAGAAGCCGGAACTGAAGCAATTCAGGAAGGCATGATTGAATATGTCGGTGAGCGCTATGGCACTGACGTTGCAATGGATTGGAAGGAAGCGCTTGATCAGGCTGCTGCTGGTGCTGTTGCTGGCGGTGTATTTGGTGGCGCTGGTGGCCTGGCTACTTCAACCGCTAACGAGATCAACTATTCACCTGAAAAGGTTATTGCTAAGCAGCTTGAAAAAGACATTGAAGCAACTGAGGTTATAGGTACTGAACAAGAAGCTATTGAAGCTCTATCACCTGAGCAAGCTCAAATTCAACAAGAGCAAAAACCACAACAAAAACAAGAGCTTAAAGCAAAAGAGGTGCAAGCCAAGCCTGAGCAAGTCAAGCCAATTGTTAAGCAAGAGTTTGAAATTGATAAAGCTCAACCTAAACAACCTGATGCGGTTTCTTTTGATGTTCCAGCCGCCAAAGAACAAGATCAAGTTATAACTCCTGAAGTGCAGGCTGAAAAAGCCATTGCCGCTTCTGGCGCTGTTGGTCGTAACCTTGGCGTTAATGTTGCCAAGAGAAGCGTTGAAGACGCTAAGCAAGTTGCTTACAAGGCTAAGCGAACAGCTTACAAGGCTGGCACTGACATAAATAAAATTATTGAAA